ACTCCCCGCAGATTACACACCTGCCGAATAAAATAAATCTTCGTCGTATTGCTCTTCTTCGGATAAGCTTTTTGCGCCAGAGGTTTCAGGAAACACTTGTAACTGAGTACCTACTGGTCTGGGCTTATCCCATAGCTCTACTTCGATATCACCAACTCTTAACCGCTTAAGACCGTGCTTCTTAGCAGCTTCGATTATTTCTTCTAGTTCAGCGTCCATTCATTTTCCCACCATGCTTGACCGTCTTCTTTATCGATTGCATCAGCCTTGTCCGACCAAAGCTTATCCTCTAGAGCAGCATAATACTCAGGACTTCCTTGCTTTGGCTCAATAGCCGCTTGCTTATACGTGTAGTGCTTGCTTTCGCGCCACGCATATAAGCACGCATCAGCGAGGTGATTCTCAAAACGCGAATCTTCTTTTTTTCTGTCTTCGTCCCACTGGAGTAAATCCCACTCATCTAATATCTCGCACCCTTCGTAGACCTTGATAAAACCACAATGAAGGTCTGAGTTCATAAGTTCAATATAGGATGCCTTGTTGCGCTTCTCTGCTGCGCGTATTGGTAGCTCGTAACGATATCGAAATTCTTCTACAATAGACTTACCAAGACCCCCCGTGTCGGCGACCATGATATTGAAATCATACTGCGAATCAAGTTCTTTAATTTTTTCTGCAATCTGCGCCGGTATCATCTTCGTTTCTTTGTAACTGTCGACGATGTAAAAATCCGGCAGCTCTGGGCAGTAGGCCCCGATGATGAAAGCAGTGGCGTCTTCGTACCCTAAATCGACACCCAGAATATAGTTAAAGTCATGCTCGTGATGTGGTATCTCAGTGTAGAAATTCTTGTCTTTGGTGTACTTGTAAATCAAAGAGTCATTCGAGCGAATCCACTTACCCCGCCACTCACGCAAATAAACCGGATGATTCTCATCCCAGTGCTTTTGCTTCATGCGGCGTTGAAGCCATTGGTCTGCGTGGGGGATATGGGGGTTTTCCATAATCGTCCAATGATGATTACTGTACCCCTGCGCTGGGTCGGTAGAAGCACGGAAGAACATACCCGAACACGCTGCGTTAGGCGTTCCAATCATGGCCATTGTACCGTTGTGGTCAATTAGCGCCGGTTCGAGAACTTCTTCCACCAGCGTTTCAAGATGTCGTCCGAAACTTGCGGCTTCGTCAAGAATAACCAAGTGGTAAGCAGAACCCCGCAACTTATCAATATCAGCTTCATCATTCGCACCCGTCAGAACTATCTGGCTCTGATTGGGCAGCGTAGCAATAAGCTCCGAGTTATTAAAGTGCATCCCAATGTGGTACTTGCGGTTGGCTCTTTTAAGCTCCATCCACATAAGCCGCTTGGCGCTGTTTCGCGTCAGAGCAATATAAGCCGAGATACTATCCGGGTTTCGAGACGCCGTTTCGATTAGGTAATAGCAAGCCGCGTAAGTTTTGCCAGCACGGCGGGAACACAGCGCCGTCTTAAAGCAAGCAGGGTCGTTCATGAAGGCGAGCTGCTGCTCGAACAAATCCTCTTGCCACCGATAAGTCCGGTCTTTGGCGACACCCTTATCCTCATCCAAGGCTTCAGGGTCGCCGAAGCGCTTAATGTATTCCCTGACTACCGCTCGGGCGTCATGCTTGGGCGGTGATTTCCCCATTGCTCTTAACCTTTACGGATTTTGGCTTTCTTCCGGCCCGCTTGCGTGGTTCTTCAATAACCTCAAGGTGAGAAATAGACGACATGGGCAGATACATCGTGCCGTGTTTTTCATGGATTACAACGATGCCATTCTTATTCGGCCCCCATTTCAGGATAAACGATTGATGGTTTGGTGCCTTTAGATTGATTGCAATCTTATCAAACACCGGTCGGCAGTCATGTTTTAGCGTAAATCCTACAATTTCCATTTTCCATCCCTAAATTTATCGATGCCCATTGGTTCTCTTACCTGTGGGACATAGAAAAGATTATACCTATCTCGCAGAGATTTATACACATAACCTTTATGGCTACAGATAATCGGCTCTCCTTGACGGTGTTCAAAATACTTCAGAAGCAAATTTGCCAGCCCAAGACGCCGGAAAGCATCCTTTACATAGCAATAATGGACCAAAAGCGGGCCTGATTCGACTCTTATGCCGCACATCCAGGCAAAAATCTGATTTGGGTCGTCATCCATTACCGCCATAACGGTAACCGACTTTTCCATAAGATTTCTTATGATTTTGCGATGGCTTTTATACAGAATGCCCCGGTGCTGGTCCTTGTTTTGGTCGGCGTAGCTGCGCAGCCAAGTGCTATAAACCAAAGAAGCATCAGAAGAGCTTGCAAGGCGAACCAAGACAGGCAGTTTGTCGTTGTCGCGTATGGGATTGTAGGCAAGGGTCGCATGTGGCGTTGTCATTTAGATTTCCCCTCTAATTTCTTATAGGCAATGTCGGCTAGGCGCTTAAGGTCATCATCGGACATTTGTTCAAGCTGATTTTGCTCTCGAATCCCGTGCTCAAGATTCGCCAGTTGGCAGATGCTTCGAGTCAATTGACCGAAGTGCTGAGAATCGGCTTTGTCCATTCCGCCACCCGACACAGTTTGTCGCATCAGTCTTCGAGTTTCAGCATCGATAATGGAATACATATTCTCCATCATGGAATGCAGGCTCGGCAAAATATTGACATCGATAAGGTCACGGGCGTCGCGGTTAATTTCTACAAAGGCACCTTCGTCCTCTATGTCTTGGTCGGCCTGCGCCAGAAGCTCTTCTCGGTCTTGTTTTCCGGCGGCACCCTTAGAGGCGGCTTTGTCGTACCGGACTTGCAGTTTTCCGGCGTTGTATATTTTTCTGCTCATTATGCACTCCTGTGCTTGTCCCTCGAAAGGGCACCAAAAGGTGGCGCGATGCTGGGAGCCGGGAAGTGGAATCTTACGGACCCGGATTTGGGGGTAGTTTGCAGGAACTACATCCCAACACCGCGAGTTAATACTAGAAGACACGGGGGGTTGACTCAAGAGAAAGCTTTTAGCGCAGTGCGTCGGAACTGAAATTTAGGAGAGTGACGAGGAGGGTATTTAACATAAAAGGGGGAGCCGGTGCGCGGGGTGGGGTAGGGTCAAAATAAACTGAAGCCAGGTTCAGTGTATGACGCGGTGTTCCATGAACCACAATTCAGCAATCATTCCCTGAATGACGGTTCACTTAACGCGTCGTTTCATGAATGTTCATTCAGTAAATCACCGGCGTTTTTTCGTTCCATATAAGAGGTATAGAACTTGATGTCTGCATCACATTAGGTAGAATGTTTATGAGCTAACACTAACTTATGAGGACAATTCAATGAAACGCACACAATTCCACCGCAACCTAAACAAAGGTTGTTGGTCCTACGTTCCCAACAAGACGCTGCACTGCTCGCAGGCTGTACTTGTCGACGTCGTTGTTCGGCACCCGTCATTCGGTAACCAGCACTTTGCCAAGTGCCACAACGGCACTGGCAGTCGTAAGGTCTTTGCGTGGTTTAAGGCTGTAGATGTCTACCTCGACCCCGTCGCACTTACCGACATTCCAGACAACGCAGAACGCATTCACTTCGACCCAACCAAAGGCGACACACATTTCCACGTTCGACGCAATGGCGAGAAAATTATCGTAGACCACCTGTCTAAGGCGTGGGCAACTGCCGACTCGGACGGCGCAATGTGGGCAATTGTACACACAACCAATGGAGTTATGAAATGAAATTAGAGCTAACTACGAACAACCATGAACGTCAATTTACTTATCGCTACGACGTACCAGCTGAAATCCTTGCAAGCCAGTTTGACTATTTGGACGCCGACACCTTCGACGGGTTCATTTGCTATAAGGGGCACTGGTATCACACAAGTTGTTTCATGCAGCTCCCCGACGTGATTTCAGAGATATGGGACAACGATAGTCCATTGCGTGAGTGGCATGGTTACTCCGCCGATTCATATTTCTCCGGAGTTGTTATCAAGATTTCAGACGATGGCGAAACCTACAGAATCGGAACCTATATTCAGCGCGGATAACCCAACCCCACCAATGAAACGAGCCTCGCATATTGCGGGGCTTTTTTTTGCCCAAAAATCGGCACCGGTTCAACTCACTCAGGACACTGAGCGCCGGCCCGTTCATTCAGGACTTCATTCAGGACGTATTCAGGACGTATTCAGGACTTATTCAGGACGTATTCAGGACTTGTTCAGGACTTGTTCAGGACATTAGAAGCCCCTTGGACATGCTATCGGTCCATTGATGTAGTGCATATCCAAAGGACCAAATAACGTTACCTAATCATTGCGTCCAAAAAACGTACTTTTCAAGCATTTTCTTTTCGCCTGTATCAAATCGCGCAAATGTAGGACGTACCCAACTTATATATATACACTACCTACTATCAGGTACTTACAAGACTCATAACGAGATATAAATTTCAGCATATATTTACTACATACCTACAGAACCCTGTGCTATGCTGTTTAATTCTAACCACTTAGGCCATGTAGTTGGTTAAAATCTCCGCCATTCTCCTGCATTTCCTACAGTGTTTCTGCATTTCGCTCTGTAGAAAAATGTATTAAACATGCAGCAAACGTTGACGTAGGCGTCAAAAATAGGTACTATCTACATGAGCTAACCTTTTAACCATTTGAGGACAAATTATGCCGAAACCTACTCCCTATAGTGATTCCGAATTACGGGACACTATCACAATGTATTTCCGATTCATCGAAGCAGACCGCGCTGGCGTTAAACCGGCGAAGAAAGCAGCTTACAAGGCACTTGTCGAAAAGTACGGCGTCCGTTCAACGGGTTCTTATGAGTCCAAGTGTCAAAACATTAGCAGCGTAATGGAGTCCTTGGGCTTGCCATACGCCAAGGGTCTAAAGCCACGCGGAAACGCGGGTGCGAAGCTTCGTTTACTTATTACAGGAATTGCCGTTGAAAGGGGTCTGATATGAGCCGCATTACGAGAAAAGACTTAGAAGCTAAGCTGGCGCGAATTAACGATTTGACCGATGGCACGTACACCCTCGACTGGGCTTATGGCGGCGTTCGCTTGACTCAATTTACCGCTCCTGACCGGCATAGCGGGGAGCGGGACATCTCCGACCGATTCACTAAGCGAGAATTATACGAGTTCATGAGGGCATTCATCAAAGGCATTCACGCAATCAACGACCTCAACCGGTCTTGACCCATTACCAGCCCCGTCAGTTCATTCTGGCG